CCCTATTCCAAGGGGGAACGGCGAGAAACCGCAACCGCCCACACAAAGGAGAAAACGGGCACAACACCCGCGGCAAAAGCCACCCCTTAGGCAGGCAGCGCCGGGAAAACCCAGCAACCCCTCTCAACACCTATACCTTTCCGGTATAGGCGTCGACCCAGATCCAGTTAAGACATTGCGTCTTGCTCGGAATCGTAGCTTTTGTAGCTTGGCGGGTCCAGTAGGCATAGATGCCCCTGAGGCCCTCCAGGCGCGCATAGCGATCTCTCGAATCAACGAGAGTAGGTCGGCGAATTTCAAGCCGCTGCAATTCCGTATTGAAGCGGATCCAATCCACCTTAACGGCTCTTTGACCTGGGAGGCCATCGAGCCCGTAAGCTACTGGGTGAAGTTCTTCACACCAGCGAGCAACCTGTATCGCAGTGGCGGAAAAACCATTGCGATCGAGTTCCTTAACATTTTCGATTAAGGAACACCAAGCGCGCGCATCGTCTGCTTTGTGGTATGAGAGCCGCGTAATGCGACAATCATATCCTTGGTAGTACCAGTGCCCGCAGCTCTCCCTAACAAGGGTAGAGACACAGGTCTTATTCTGGTTTACTTCAAGGCCAGCTTTGGTTAGATTCGATACGACCTCCTGAGCATAGATGTACGGGACGACGATGTCGTCGCCAAAAACACGTACATCTAAACAACGCATTTCAGCGTGCTCAAAAGAAAGGGGTCTGATATCGCGACCATGCCAACGCAACCTCGTCCCCTCTGCCTCGTCAAGAAGCATCAGGGTCGATAGCGCGAGAGCCCAAAAGATTAGCGTTTCTGTGGGAAAGCATAACGCATTTCCCATAGTAAACATTGTACTAATCTCCGGGACAACATGATCACCGAGATCGATCGAGTTCGACCGATAACGGCCTAACAAGGAAAAGATGCACTTCGGTAGCAAAAGCCGACAAAGCTGTTTGCTAAGTAGATCCGAGGCATCTTTAAGATCGAGAGTAGCCATAAGATAATTGGCACTAACTCGACCTTGCCAGTCCTGATCTCTCAGGCGTACTGACTTCCTTAGAAGTGGGTGCCGAGCAAGTCGCTCGTAAATAACCTGCATGAGGCCCTGTTGAGCAAACATAAGCTCTTTAGGTTCAATGCAGATTATACGATGCTTCCGTAGGTCTTTTGGAACTACGGTAGCACGTGCACATCCAGGGACAGTAATGTCCGATACAGGCACAAAAGAACCTGTATTACAGTCAGGATGAGCCCAATAAATGTGCCCATCTGTCTGTGGATGATAGTCAAAATCCCACTTATCAAAGCCTACCTCACCGCCAGCAACGGCACCCGGACCGTGTCTTCCGAATGGGTCATTAACCCACTGCGTAAGATCGGCACAGGGCTCATCATCCTCCACGTCATCATAAAAGAAATGATGAAGGAGGAAACGTGCGGTCGAGATAACTCTGGAATCCAGAGTTATCTGGGGCACCCTGGTCAACCGATTCTCGAACTGTGTTAGTTCGAGCGATTGATCAGCGCTGCAGTCAATATCCTGAGCTTTTGAGAAAGCGAGGAAGAATTGGCGCAGGATGAGAACATACAAAGCGGACAGCCCCTTATCGGAGCTATCATAATTGGAAAGCCAATCGCGAGGTATGCCCGTTGAAGAATCGAAGATGCCGAAGAATAATGGAAACATTATTCTAGGGAGAAGTGAATCACTCATAAGGTCGAATTTCTCCGGTACCACAAGTGGCCGCAAGGTCACGAGTGAAGCCTCAAAATTCTTCCCGAGATCACAGAGCAACCTTAGTCCATCAGCTGGATGCTGATGTATTAGATCACAGAGGATCTGCCGAGTTTCGGAAAGATCCACTTCAGGTAGCAAAGCAGAGATGTCTTGAAACAATCCCTGATAGAAGGAGAGAATAGATGCTGTTTTGGGATTAGCCATAGTAAGCTCCGTCCTGTTAAGGTAAAAGATTCCCTCATTTCTTTACTTCCGTTTCGTCTTTCCGCCGTTTTGGTAGAAAGACGTCCAGGACCTGTAGAAGCATCCCAAGTACTCCAGCGATCGTTTTGATCGTTGAGTAAACACGGGAGTTCACAAGTCACCGCCCGAAAGGAGGGTGAGCGAAGATGTAAAGGTATCATTGGAGAGAGCCCCGCAATTTTCAGCGAGAATCGAACCAACGATCCGAACCATCTTAGCTTGTTCGGCCTGGGTAAGGATCGACGTATCCTTCGGGATACTAATATCGACCAAGACCTGGGCGGTAGCAAGTTTCGACGTGGTTGTATTCCGTTCAACACGGAACACGCGAAGCTGCACGTGATCATTAGCCGGAGAGCTGGCAGGTGTCAGCTTACGGATAATCTCAACCCCATGCGGGGTTGCGAGATCACGCCCGGCAACCTTATAGGTTGCACCGGTAGAAGACTGGCTGACCAATGCATATGTATATTGGTCAGTGGAAGCCGTATTTCCAAAATACGGGGCGAGGGAAGATGAAGCCATACAGGACTCCTTCTTGAGTGGAGGTTCAACGTGCTTTTCCAGTTAACATCCTCTGAATTATCAAGGATATTCCAGAGATGGACTGAGTTAAAGAGAGGCCTTTCTGCAGAAATGCAGAATGCAGAACCGAAAACGCGGGCGTCCCAATGTTACGCTCATACAACGAGTACCTGCCTTTCGATGAGCCGGACATAAAAAATCCGGATCTTGTCGAACAGGTCTTATAGGTCCACCGTTGATAAGGAGAGTAAACATACTCGAAGGGGTTAGTACCCCAACAGAGGTCCGCGCGATAAGTGCAATCGAATTTCTTCGAATAGCCCAGGTCGCGCAGGTTATGCCCGAGTAGCCGCTGAAGTGTCGCGGGGTACAATAGGCCTTGCGGGTCGACGAACCAGTCGATCACAAAGCTAAAAGGTACCAATTCCCAACACGTAGCAGCGATGGAGGGTGCATCAAGCCCGAAAGCGTTGAGGAAACGCCTCGTTTTTGACCAACGCTGAGTTGCGTCCATTAAAGCACGACAACCCAAAGTGTAGGTAACAGTCGACGAATCTGTGATGATTCGACTAGCGGGTATTAAACCGTTAGTTACGATGTTAGCCATGCACTGACTCCACCAAGATTCACCAAACCCTGTAGGATACAGGGTTTGAGATGACACTGGTACCTGCTCAGAAGCAGTGTATCGTGTCCACCAGCCTGCAAGCACGTCGGTTGACTGTTCGGAGAAGACGCGACCAAGAGTCTTTGCTAAGGACTCAATGTCGTTCTTAAACGATAGCCAGCCATAACGGTGCTCGAGCCATACGTTGGCACCCCTCTTCATGAGGGTACTGGCGGAGTGTTTCTCCGCTCGTTTTCGCCAATCGGCCTTTAGCAGATTAAACGGGTTACGGATCATTTGAACCGTATTTTTCAACTCGGCGAGAGACACTAAGGCTAGTGTACCTTCGTCGATTCGCCCGTCTAGCTGGTCGGCAAGGGAGCTCATTAAACTAACCCAATCACCGGTTGGGATTCCGGCAGGGCACTCGTTGAGGAGTACCTTAAACCCACTAACATGGAGGTTGCAATCATATGCCGCGCCGGGATAATAGCTAAAACTAGCATCTCCATCGACGAGAGCACATGTGCGTTTCACATGACTAATGGGATTGAAGGCTCTTCTAGAGCCCTTGGGCGTAAGCTCATCCGTCATCTCCGATCTCGAACAGTACGTATAGGAATCATCCCCAGCTTGGTTAAACCACGCTTGATCCAAAATAGCTGAACAGCTAAATGAGTCATAAGGCGCGGTAG